CGTTATAATTGTCTACTGTTTGGTCGCAAGCCCGCATGAACTTTTCTTGGTCCCGAAAAGGGTTAGTCATTAGTATCTCCTTAAGACTTTAGAATCTTAATGATACGCTTTTGTTCTTGTTCTGTCAACCATCGTTGCTCCAATTCTCCAAAGTCTGGAGCAGATTCTAGAGCGCGGTCTACGATTTCTTTGATAAGATATAGTTCTTTTTTGAATTCGAATGATGTGAAACCATCCGTGTAACTGCTGTTACATTCTCTTGATAGAGAGTGTAGCTGATTGGCGATATCAGCTACATCCCAGTTCTTGCGTAAGCCCATTAGATACTATCAGGAATATAGTCGTCTGCAAATGAAGGGGCTTGATCACTGACAGCCATTATGCAATTAACGTCTACTTTTTGAATTACTTTTTCGCCGTCACCATCGTCAATTTTGATTCCTCTAGTCCAACGACCGTGTTCTACGAGGATCCACTGACCGATTTTAACATCTGTTTGCTCAGGTCCGATAGCATACACTTTACCCCATCTTGGACGAACACCGTGGGCTTTACCATTGTCACTTCGTAGGATAATCCCGCCGGTGGTTTTTATTTCATCAAAATTCATTTCCGTGATGATTACATCGTCGTGCAGGGCTCGTATTTTGATTTGATGCGGTAATAGATTCATCTTATTTCTTTCTCGTTACTAGTTCTTCTTGAATAGCTCTTGGATTATTTTTGTAATAATCTTGAAGAATCTGTTCTCTAGTTCTTACAATTTTACCTCCCGGGCCTAATTCGTCGCCTCGAGCGTTTACTTTTAGATTTCCGACAGCAGGTAATGTTTCATGTTTAAGCGATAGCTTTTCCATGTCAATTTCTTTACCTCTGACGCTGGTATATACTTTACCCATTTTATATCTCCTTGAAGAATTCTTCTATTGGTAGTTTATATTTAACACTGTCGATCTTGTGGATACCTATTAAAAAGAGCACATAACTAGCCACAGAGCTACCTCGACCTACACCCCATACTATGTTATTAGCTCTGAGGGTATCAACAATATATTTGATGACATGCAATACATCATATATTCCGTGTTTAATATATAGTTCTAATTCCTGACTCACTCGATTTCTTTGCTCGTCAGTTTCGCACATTCCATAAAGCATCTCGGTAAGATTTGGACAATAATCTTCCGGAATAAACCAATGTTTGGGATTTATCTCGTTCGGTGGAATTGGATAATGTAAATGCTCTTGGTATATGCGTTTTTTATATTGTGCTAGATCGTCTGAGCAAAGACAATGCTTGAGAATATCAGGTCCGTGATTTATCACGCCTTGTATTAGTTCTTGCTCAGTATTGAATTTATTCCACATTGATCAGTTGATCCAAATCGCCATCTAAATTGTCCTTCAGTTTCGCCGCATGGCGTTTTTGAAGTTCTTCTTTATATATTGTAACAAAAGTAGCGAGTTGTGTCAACAGTTCTGGCTTGCCCAGACGATATGCTTGAAAGTATTTTCTGTTCAATTCTAAAAGACGCTGTTCAACTTCGGCGTCTTTAAGTTCGGATAAATCACCTTCAAATGGATGAAACATTATGCAAATTGACCTATATATCTCATAAAGATTATTTCTTGACTATGTCGCCACACTTCAATGATAACAGGATTTGTAGCTGAAGTCAAGGTCAAAATTGGACTTCCTGTTGCGTATCCAGGAAACCCATTTGATTTGATAACTGTTCCGCCTGACGTAGAAAAACTGGCAGTTCTTGATGAACCGTCGCTGTAAAGTTCTAAAGTGACTTTGCCCATTCCAATTGGAGAAGGTTCTGCCGTGAAGACCGGGTCGCCTGGAAAGTTTAAAAAGTCAAATGTAACGTTTGCGCCTACAGTGTAAATTTGATATGATCCTTGTTCGAAATCAATAGTTGTTGGACTAGCGGTTACAGAACCACCATTCCATTTTTGTTGTCTATTATTTTGCAATAGAGCATTGCTAATTTTAAACAAACCAAAATCGTTATCTAGATTTGTTTTAGCTGTGTTGGTTTGTAGATCTGTAATCTCTTCTTTGGCGTTTCTTAGACTGGTTTTGATAGTATCAAAATTGTCACGGAACACTTGTGTGTCATTGTCCTCTCCTGCTACAGGAAAGTTTTCATTAATGCTTAGATAGTTAATATTGCTGGTCACGGTAATTTTTCTCCACGTTGCGGAAATGCAAGGTATTTATCCTCTATTTCTCCGTCTAAAATATCTATTATGTAGCGATCTGCTTCAAAATCAATCGTTTTAAAGTCAAAACCAGATGCTTTGATTCTAGCTATAACAGCATCAGATTTTCCTGGATTAGCATAACATAGAGTTAATGCTTTGACAAATCCTGTTTCAGAAGTGGCTTGGTCTTGAATACTGCGCATCCATAGAGGTAGAAATTCTCGATCTCTATCCCCAACACCACGCACTCTACTTCTCATATTCTTAATAGAATTTGGAAATATTCTTTGATGATCGCTGTCGCTTACTAAAGGAATATCGCTGCTTACTTTGATAGCATCGTAGCTGATCAAAACTTTACTTTTTATAGTATTTGGTAATTCTATAGTTTGACTGATACTCTTTCCATCTTTTTCATATGGATCTACTATTTCTACGTAAATTACTTCGTAGATTGTTTCTTGTGTCATAGGATCTTTGGCCTTGGCAGATTTAACATTTCCGAATAGTAATCTCTTTCGATAATGATTTCTGCTCATAGCTTGGACATACTTTACAGCTTCTGTGCTTTCAATACCGGCAAACACTAACATCTTAAGATCTGTTTGTATTCCGAAATTTTCATCGCCATATCGATATATGTCGTCGGGGGTAAAGATAGTAACATCTGTGATAAAATTATACCAAGCCAATCTCTTTTGTTTATTCTGTAAAGATTTTACATATAAGTTAGCATAAGTTTTAGTGTTATCAGCGATTACAGTTATCGTAAATGTTTTAGTTGATTCTGAAAAATTAGCAGAATCTCTAGCCTTAACAGTAAAGGTATACACTTTATCAAACGATGTAGTTGCTCCATCGAAGGAAGTATTAAACGATCTAGATCCTGTTGAATCAACTAAACTTGAATCGTGATCAAAGAATCTTGTTAATCCTAGACCAGTTGAATCTGCAAATTGTTTGACTTTACCTTCAATCAAACCTGTAGGTAATAATTCTAACCCTGGCGGTAATTTTCCTGATATAAATTCATAGACTACCTTTCCGCCGTATAACAAACTTTCTGCTTCAACATAAAGTGTGCTGGCTTGATTAGGTTTGATAGTTCCACGATCGCTAGGAGTGATCCAATTAATAGCACTTTCTATCTCGCCTATAATTTCTATAGTAAATGTTTTAGCAGCACTGGTTGTCCCTTTGACCCAGAACTCGGAAGTTTCATCTGGAATTTTATTTCTATTAGCAGCTATACAGATATAAATTTCATTGAGATAACTAACTGCATCGTTAACAAAATAGTTAGAAGTAGAATTCCAATTGTTTTTCCATACATAATTTACATTAGCTAACTGTGTAGGAAAATTCACAGCCAGCATAGTAAAGTTGTATGTCTGTGATAATCTTGCTTGATAAGGAACTTTACCAGCTATTTCTCCAGTCACTGCATCTAACTCTAGTCCAGGAGGTAGCTCACTGGTAGTATTATCTGGATTTGTTGGTAGTTGGATATATGTGATTGTTCCCGACAATGACGGAGGATCATATACATCTAGATACACTGTTAGATAATTGTTGGCTCTGTATCTGCCTAGATTGCTTTCAGTGATCCATAAAGGAACTCGATAAGCTGAAGCATCTGCTTGGAACAGATTAGTATCGACTTGTAAAATACTATTGTCTGCTTGTAGGAATTCTTCAGTGACTACATAAATTTTAAAAAGTCTATTAACTGTATTGATGCCATCAGTGACGGATACAGCAAATGTATAAATCCTACTTAGACGTCTTGGACCTCTGCTGCCTTCTGAATAATCAAAAGTTTGTGTATCATAGAAATAGCTATCGAAGCCGTTTGATCTAGCTTCAACGATGTCTAGTGGTGCGATATCAAATGCTCCGGTATCATAAGCACCGTTGAAACTACTGCTGTATTCTACTGTAAAGATAGGATCAGTAAATCCTGATATTATACCGTCCTTGCTGAGACTTAGTCCTGGAGGAAGTTCTCCGCCTGTGGGAGTTAGATAAAATTCTAAAGTTTCACCAGCATTTAAATCTGGATCGTATACGTCAAGTGCAAAGTTTACGTAGCTGTTGTCTAAAACAAAATATGCATCACCCGAACCTACATTAAGGAATCCTTCTCTAGTAAGCCATTGAGGAACATCTGAACCGTCCACTGATATAGAAAATGTTCGATCCTCAAGATCTACTCCGTCTGAAGCACGTATAACAAATCTGCTTTCTGTGTATTTTCTTACTTCTACTGGGGAACCGACTATTCGATTTCCTTGTAATCTTAGACCTCTTGGTAGATTACCTGTAATTACTGAATAGGTAATTGGATTTGCAGTATTTGTAGATGCAGATATCGTGATATTTTGTATCACACGTTCAGTGATAATTCCTAGGCTTCCTGCTGGTGTTAGCCAAGTAATAGCCATCTAGCCGCTCCTTAAACGATACTACCGCAATCTAAATTGACTGTAGATGGTAGTGTAACAGTTCCAAAGTCTACGTTTGAAAATGCTAGTGCTAGTTGTGAGGTATTTGTAAATGCTCCAGTTATTGGCCCAAAGTCGTAGGTGGTTAAAATTTTTGTTACTGGTATAACGTTATTGACTGTGATCACAGAACCTAATGCGGTAACATCGACATCGTCGCCACCTTGAACAGTAATTTGTTGGAAGGTGCTAGCATTAACTGTTCCTGCATTAGTATCAATTCTAGTAAACGCATCTGCTGCTGTGCTGTTAATAATAACAGAATTTGGAGCATCATCGATTAAAATCTTTGTTCCAGAAACTAATTTCTTGAACTGTAGATCTGCTCCGACCTTTTGTTTGAATAAACCAGTTCCGGTGTCGCCTATGTTAGATGCTGTGGTAAACACGTTTGAAACAAGGTCAGTAAAGTTAGCATTAACTTTTTCAAAGGCCGTGCGTAGGTCATCACCTAAACCATCGTTTACTTGATTACCTATGTTGATTGTTTGAATTGCCATAATACGCTCTCTTTTTAATATTTAACCGTTAACTCAATCTTACAAATACCTGTCCGCTAGTTCCTGTTTTATGATAAGGATATCCCACAGCAACTCCTGCTGTAGCCGCTGCACTATCGTCAGCATATGGTCCGGGTATTCCTGCCCAAGCAGTAGTCTGCACAGTTGCATTTGGGAATGTTAGACTGCCATTTGTGCCAAATGTCCAGGTATTGCTATTATTAACCACAGTGAGGTTAGCAGGACTATCTGGTAGTTTAACTATCCCGCTGCCGGTATATGCTGCCCAACTCGATGCATTGGGAGAACTAGTTAGTCCTGCATCGTTGAATAATCTAAAAGAGTTAGCACTACGATACTGCACATACCAAGTGCCGTTGGCCTGTGTGGGTGTAGTCACTCCTGTGATTTCAAGTTGTGATCCGTTAACCCACTCTGGGCCAATGGTGCCTGTAATAGTGATAACAGGATTAGTCCAAGGAGACTCAGGAGCGATGTTAGCAATAGTGTAGCGTGTAGCACCTGTAGTCAGGGGTGCTAGAATGTTAGACCTAATTGTATTAAACTTCACACTTGATGTAGTGGATACTGTTTGATCTCCAGTCCAAGCAGTAGTCTGCACAGTTGAGTTTGGGAATGTTAATGAACCATTTGTGCCAAAGGTCCAAGTTTTTATGGTATCACCGTTACTAGATCGAATGTAGGCCCCATCAGTGTCTACCCACATCCAATTGCGATAATCATAGGTCATACCAATATAACTGTCGGTGCCGGTGGCCGCAGCTAAATCGACAGCACCTGTGTCGTAGGCTAAAATACTGCCGCCCCATGGTAACGACAAATTACCATCATTGCCAAATGTCCAATTCTTTGATCCCCCGGGTGCCGTGCCAGAACCATTTGATATAATATTTAGGTTACCTTGTGAAGTAAGTGCAAGACCTCCCGATACTGAACTAACTTCAGCACCTTGTATCTGTAGTTGATCCCCGCCTGTAATAGCAGGAAATAATGTGTAGGGATTAGCACCACCGATTAACACAACTTCGTCCCCACCGTTAGATAATCTATCTGTGCTACCACCAACCTCCGATCCTGCAACAGTGAGTTGACCTGACTGGTTTATTCCTAGAGCGGAACCTCCGATATAAATTGTATTGTTACTAACATACAGACTCTTGAAAGGTTTAGATGAGCTTCCTAAATTGATATCATTTCTTTCTGGAGTAATATCTCCGTGAACTTTTATTTCACCATTGACTGTTACAGGACGATCTATTGTGATATTTGTGCTGTCGTCTGTGCTTAATACACTACCAGTAAATGTAAATGCTCCTAAATTTAAACCATTGTTATCTAGCCCTAGAGCAACATATAATTCTGTAAAGTTTTCGTTGACTTTGTTAAAAGCAGTTCTTAGACTGTCACCAGTTCTATCATTTGCAGTTGCGCCTACGTTAATTGTTTGTTTAGTCATTTATGCGCCCCTTATACTAATGCAGCTACTCTTGCTTTGAAGTCAGCGAAATCGACACTGGCTGCTACCAACGATTTAAAATCGTTTAACAGTATGATTTTACTGCCCCTAACTAGTAGTGTATTGTTAACTGTTAGATCATTTTCCATCAACACATCTGAGTTAAATGTTGTCTGAACATCTACGGTCAAACCAGAAGAGTCAGTTGTTGAAATAGTGCTGTTTATAAATTCTAATGTTGATGTGTAAAATATTTCGCTAGTTGATGCATTGTATACTAATGGTCTAGCAGATGACGTAGTTGATCTAACCGGATTAACATAAAATCCTGCACCAGTTGAATTCAGTGCTGCACCGCTGGCATTTATAACTATGCTGCCGCCTACTTGATTATTACCTGTGGCTGATCTACCTATGGCGATAGCATTAGCACCTTGACTATCACCAGCGGAAAACGCACCTATGGCTATCGCACTGGCACCTTGATTTGTAATTCCTGCATTTTGACCAATAGCGATAGCATTGATTCCTTGTGCAGAGGCAGCTGCCGTTTCACCTATAGCTATACCATTATCACCTTGATTACTATTAGCTGCGGCCTGACCGATAGCAATACCTCTTACACCTTGGTTCTGTAATCCTGCTTGGAATCCTACAGCCAACGCTCTATTACCTTGTGTATATTGCCCAGCCATTTCTCCTATGGCTATGGCATTTATGCCAGCACCTCCAGCATCTAAGCCTAATACAATTTTTGTTTCCGAAGTTCTAAGTGTTGATGTATAAACCGGTGCTATAATTCTACCCATAACTCCGTCAACTAACAGAGCACTATCGTCACCGAACACAGAACCTAAAATATCTATTCTTTGATTTAGGGCAATATTAATAGTATCTGTAGAAGGATCTTTGGTAGTGGTTAATCCATAACCGGTATTGATATACAGGGTATCGGATGTGCTGTCTGCTACGATCGGATTTAAATTATCACCATTGATCACATAGTTTCTAAATGTAACCTGTGCCGGAGCAGAGTTTGAAATAGTTGCAATACCTGTAGATACATCAGTCGATACAGTGATACCGAAACCTTGTTGAACTTGTAAAACACCTGTGTTAGTGATCATCACAGCACCGTTAGCGGCACTGACTGTGATTCCAGATCCTGCGGTTAGTCCGCTAGGTAATGTTGTTGTATTTGATAAACTTGTAACACCTGTATTAGTTACTGTGATATTTCCTGTAGCTGCGCTCACTGAGATTGCAGTGCCGCCAATTAAACCAGTTACACCTGCATTATTAATTGTAATTCTCTCTGCAGATGAATCAACCACTAACTGCATAGCAGCTCCGGCTGCGAGATTTAATGTATCACTAAATTCGTTGGCTTCGACAACGTTGAAATCATCTACAGACACACGTTTGAAAAATGTTTTCTCTGGATCAATGATCAAATTACCAGCAACAGTTGAACCACTTGGAAGATCCACACTTGTATCAATTCCTTTGATATGTGCTGATCCTAACCAAAGTCCATTCATTGTGTCTGTTAGGTTGTCTCGATAACTGTCAACGTGTAAGCGTTTCCAAGGCTTAATGATATCACCTAATCTAATAGAATTTGATGTAGCAGGGATAACATTGTTATCAAACTGTTCAAAATCAATTAAAGATCCACCGCCACCTATTGACGCTGCTAATGTTTCAAAATTAGCATTTA